ATTCTATGGTGTTTAGTTTCGCTTTGCTCAACTAAACACCATAGTGATTTGCTTACGCAAATCAATTATTTAATTATAGTTAAAAATAAACATTTATTCATGAATTATTAAAATTCTAAAAATAAAACTTTATTCATAAAATAATTTATATGGGTAAATAGTTATATAAAGGTTATTCTATGGTGTTTAGTTTCGCTTTGCTCAACTAAACACCATAGTGATTTGCTTACGCAAATCAATTATTTAATTATAGTTAAAAATAAACATTTATTTAGTAAAATAATTATACAGGTAAATAAGTATAGATATATACATTTATAAGGAGCTAAATTATGGTCGATTTAGGTAATTTTTTAAGAATATCAGAAAAAGAAATTAAAAGTACAGTATCATTTATAAGTAGTTCATTACCACTTGTTATAGGTGATTTTGAGTGGGGAGCTGTAGAGTTTCCACAGATTATACAGTCTTTACGTGACTTTGAAGATGTATATGGAAAACCACATATTATACGTGAAGGTAGTAATGTATTATTAAATAATGAACGTGAATGGTTCACTGTAGATAATATGTTTAATTATGGTTCATCAGTATTAGTAAATAGAATATTAGATACTGATAACTCATTTAACGCACATATTAATATACCTACTACTAATAATCATAAAAAACTTGGAACATTTATTTATGAAAATCTTGATGAAGGTTCTACATCAATATCTGAAGGTGATATTGTTATTAATCAAAATTCAGTATCGGCTGAAATTGATACTGTAGTAAATTTAGGTTCAGACGAATATTCAATAACATTGATAAATTTATCAGGAGTTATTAATAATTCTGATACTTTTTCTTTTTACGGTACAGGGGTAGGGGTCGAGCCACTTTATACCCTATCAGTAAAAGAAAATACTGTTATTGAAGATAAATATCCCGAATTTGATAATTCAATTAAGGCTATTATAAAAAATGAAACAGAGATACAGAACGGTAGTTTCATTCCAGTTATAAATTCTGATGATTTGATTAAAATATATTCAAGGTATCCGGGTAGAAAAGGAAATAATATATTTATAGCATATTGTAACAGTTTAGCATTTGAAGATTATAAATATGTTACAGGAAGAAATATTAGTAAAGAGTTTGCTGTTTCTTCAATAGATAAAGATGAAATAGCTTTATTAGTATTATTAAAAAACCCTAATAATACATTTACAGTTTTAGAAAGACATATTGTTTCATTAGATATTGATAAACAGGATTCATCTGGAAATAGTCTTTTTATAGAAAATTATCTTTTACAAAATTCAGCTTATATATATGGATTTGTAAATTCAGATAATATAAACCTAAACCCAACATCAGCATTTTATTTTGAAAATCCTATTCAGCTTGTAGATGGTTTATCAGTAAAAGCAGATTTACAGAAATTTGTATCTGTTATTTCAGATTTAAAAGAATATAAAACATATAATTTTAAATATGTAGTAGATTCTGGATTTTTAACAAGTAATGAATATAAAAAAGCTTTAATTGATTTAGCTGAAAGTAGAAAAACTTGTATAGCAATAATTGGTTTAGATAATTCAAATATATCATCAGTTATTTCTGGAACAAAATCAAATGCTATTAGTTCTATAAAACAGTGGTATAGAGATTTTGGAATAAGAAGTACTTATTCAGCAGTAGCTGGAGAGTATAAATATAAATTTAATAGATATTCTGGTAAATATTTCTGGACTCATATGGCTGATGATTTAGCTGGTATTAATATATTTAGTGATGAAAATTTTTCACCATATAATTCAGCAATGGGTATAGAATTTGGACTTGTTAGAGATAGAAATATTTCAAGACTTGGTATAAATTATGATGGAGATTTATTAGATGAAGTTTATAAATCTGGTTTAAATCCGTTTGTTTTAGATGATGAGGGCATAATTTGTTTTGGAAATAAAACAGGTCATGCTGATAACTTATCAGATTATTCATCTCTTCATATAAGAAGATTATTGATTTTCCTTGAAACTAATTTAATGGGATTAGGGAAAAGAATAATCGGAACAAATAATGATGAATTTACAAGAAATAGATTCATAGATGGTGTTAGTGATATGCTTGATAGAGTAAAAGCTAATAGAGGATTATATGATTATTTAGTAATCTGTGATGAAACAAATAATCCCTCATCTGTTATAGATAATAAAGAATTTTATGGTGATATTTATATTAAACCTACAAAATTATCAGAATTTGTAAGAATAAGTGTTATCAATGTATCAAATAATTTATCTTTTGAAGAGATACTTTAAGGTAAATAGTATTGAAAAGGAGAAATTAATATGCAATTAATAACAGAAAAGATTAAGAATAAAATTGGTGATGGTGCAAGAAATAATTTATATAGATTAGATATTGTTTTTCCATTTCCAACACCTGAAATTGATGAAACTTCTCATATGCTGATAACATCAACAAAAGTTCCATCAGTTAAAACAGGAACACCTATTTCAGTAAAATTACCTTATGGTAAAATTATAAAGTTAGCAAGTGTTCAGAGAGTATTTGATACATTTACAGCTACTATTATAAATGATGAAAAAATGGTTTATAAAAAATATTTTGAAAAATGGATTACTGAAATAGCACCGTGGAATAGTAATGAAGGAACTCTTTCAGTTCAGCATGAAACACAGGCAACACTTTCACTATTAGCAGTTGATGGTAAAACAGTTTTAAGAAAATATAAATTATATTATTTCTTTCCAGAAAGTGTCAGTGATATTACACTTGATGGTGGTGGTGAAGATATACAGAAATTTAGTTTAACTGCTCACTATGTTGGTGAAGAAATTACAGAAAAATAAAGGAGAAATATATGTTAAAAAATATTGGTAAATTTATAGTGGAGAATATTAATAAGGATGAAAAAGAAATAGTAAAACTTTTTAATAAACAGTATAAATCTATTATAAGAGAAGGTTTAGACGCTGATATAAGACGTCAGTTAGAAGAAGATGAAGAAGAAGATAATACTGATGAATTAGCTGGTGATATTTTAGGTGGAGAAGAAACACCAGAGAATGAAATATCTGATGAACCGATTGAAAAATCAGCAGAAGAAACAGATAGAATTAAAGTAAAAAAATTAGTTATTAATACAGACGAAGTTACATTAAATACAGACGAAGTAACAGAAGATAATTTAGAAAGCGGAGAGGAAATTTCAGCAGAGCCATCTATTAGTGATGAAACAGCAGAAATTTCATCTGAAATTTCTGCTGATTTATTAGAAGGTGAAGAAACAGAATATGAAAATCTTTTAAATGAAGAAGATGATGAAATTGATATGGATATGACTGATGGAGAAACTGTTGATATACCTATGAATGTTACTGATGATGACACAGAACAGGATATGCTTTCTGATGAAACATTAACAGATACAATGATAGTTGATGCAGATACTATTGAAATAAATGCTAAATCTGTAAAAACTGATGATGAATTTGAAGAAGAAAGTTTTGACGATGAATTTAGTGATGAAGAAACAATAGCAAGTGAAGATGGTGAAGATTTTTTTAATGTTGAAAATGTAGAAGATAGTGATGAAATAGCTGAAAAATGTAAAGTAAATAAAAAACCTATTAAAGAAGAAGAGGAAAGTGAATCTGAATTAATGAATACATTTGAACAACATCTTAATTCACAGGATTCTGGTTCGGGTAGTAATTTAAGAAAGAGTAATCCTGAAGAATTTGCAAAAAAATATTCTGAATGGGTAAAAGATTTGAAGGGTGAGTAATTTTTATGAAAAAATTTCTATTAGTTGAAGCAAACAAAAATATTATTAAACCAGAAATAGTGGTTGAAAATAATAAAGAAGCTATATATACATCAGGAAAAACTATTTTTTGTGATGGTATTAATCAAAACAATAGAAAATATCCTAAAGAAGTAATGAAAGAAGCTATTGAAAAATATATAAAAGAGAAAATGGGAAAAGAAAACTTCAGAGCTATGGGTGAATTAAATCACCCTATTGGCGATGAAGAAAGTATGAGCGTTAATCCGGTTAAGGCTTCTCATAAATTTGTTGAAATATGGGAAGGTGATGATAATTGGTATTATACTAAATCAAAAGTAATGGATACACCAAACGGTAGGATTGTAAAAACATTATTATCAGAAGGTATTACTTTAGGAATTTCTACCAGAGGAGTTGGTGAAGTTTCAGAGGATTATGAGTATGGTTGTGATGTAGTTACTCAATATGAACTTATTACTCCGGGTGATTATGTTTCAGACCCACCAGCACCG